GCAAGGCTTACGATTCCACCTGGTGTTATTTTGTAGCGCAGGCCGCGTTCTCTTGCGTGGGCGTAGGCGTATTGTGAGGCTTGGATACCGGGCGGGATTGTTACGGGGTTGGTTTCGGTTAATTCTTCCAGGGCGGTTAGTACCTGTTTTCGTAGGGATGGTGTGTGTTCTTTTGCTAGGGTTACTATTCCATTTCGTACCGTGCACTTTTTACCCATTGAGGCCGCGTAGCTATAGGCGTAATTTGATGCCTGTATCCCGGCAGGTATTTGTACCGGATTATCTTCTGTAATGCCTTCCATGATTTGGTGCACCTGAGCGCGAAGGGATAGTTCATCAGCGATGGATACTTTTCCATCTGTTATTCTATAACGCAACCCCATGTGTTTTGCGTGGGCATAGGCGTATTGCGCGGCAAGTGTTCCCTTTGGTATCTCTACGGGGTTATCCGGGGTTAGTTTCTGTAATATCTGCTCCACTTGCACACGAAGAGAGGGTTTCTTGGTCAGATTGGTAATGCGCACGTAGCTTTCTGTCCCCCTGTGTGTTACAAGCGTTCCGTAACTGTTGCCGGTCTGTTGCTCTATTTCTTTCAGCTCTTCCGTGATCACACTAAGGTAGCCATGAATCTCTATGTTTGCCCCTGGTGGTAGTTCTTGTATTAGTTTGCGATCGTTTTGGTTCATGTTTGTTTGTCCTTTTGGTTGGTTTCAGTAATAGTACCACACTACTTTACACTATGTTTGAGTTTTTATCTTTTATTTTATACACAATGGATTTTAAGCACATGCTTGTAAAAACACAGGTGTGCTTAACGCTAAATTGCGTTTTAAGTAGCCCAAAGACGGGACACAGTTATTGTAATCAAAGGGTTAGGTGTTATTTACTCAATTACTCATAAATTTGAGTAGTATTTAAATCTTTAGGTAGAATCACCACAATAAGAATAAAGTAGTGTAGCTACATAAGCGTTGTTGTTGTATTCTTTTTTTATTTTTATACAGTTCCGTTCTTATATATAATTAATTAATTAATTAATTGAGTATATATACCCCCTTAAAATAGGTATGTCTTTGATTCTAAAGGGAAAAATTTTACTCATTTTTCTGCACAGAAAATTTCAGCTCTTAGTGTAAATTGAGATGTATTTGATTTTAAATGTAAATAGTTGAGTAAATCACGAAAACTTTATAAGCACACAGCGAATTTATGAGTAATCCGCTCGCCTTGTTGGGCGATTGGCGAAAAATCACAATGTAGGGTAGACTTTGACTTTTATGGGCGGCTGACGATGAAAGTTGAAGAAATTGAGATAAACAAGATCATTCCGTATGCGAACAATCCACGGCACAATGATCAAGCGGTGTCCGCCGTGGCAGCATCAATCAAAGAGTTCGGATTTCGTCAGCCGATTGTTACTGATGAAACGATGACCATTCTTGTTGGGCATACTCGGTTAAAGGCTGCGCAGAATCTTGGGCTGAGTGTTGTCCCTGTGCATATCGCGGAAGGGCTAACAGACACACAAAAGAAGGCGTACAGGATCGCGGATAATAGGCTAAATGAGCTGGCGGAATGGGACAATGAGCTTTTGTCCTTGGAGCTTGAAGCACTAACAGAGGCAGATTTCGATATTGGGTTGCTGGGTTTCAGTGACGAGGAGCTGGATGAGCTTCTTGCTGGTAGTACAGGCACAGAAGGCAATACTGATCCTGATGACGTGCCAGAGGTACCTGAAAACCCTGTAACAAAGCTCGGGGATATTTGGTTGTTGGGCGAACATCGGGTGATGTGTGGAGATAGTTCGCATGTCGCTACGGTAGGACGGTTGATGGGTGGTTGTAAGGCGGATATGGTGTTTACCGATCCTCCCTATAATATTGGTAGCGAAAACAAGGGAATTGCGGCGAACGTGTCAAAGGCGCATAAAGAACTAATGGCGGCTGATTGGGATAAAAATTTTGACATCGAGGCCCCGTTGAATTGTGTGTTTTCTGTTTTGGCGGAAGATTGTGTTGTTTATGTTTGCACAAGCCATCACCTAGCGGGGCGTATTTGGGCTTGGATGAAAGAATGGGCGGATCATTATTCGTATTGTGTTTGGAGTAAGCCTGATCCTATGCCTTCACTGATGAAAAGACATTGGACGTGGGATACGGAACTTATAACCTATGCCACAAGGGGAAAGCATACATTCAACGCAGAAGATGGGTCGCATAGTCCTAGCACGTGGCGAATCAACAAGCAGCAGGGTTTAGAGAGAACCGGCCATCCCACACAAAAACCAGTCGCCGTTCCGCAGCATGCGATTGAAAAGAGCAGCAGAGCTAATCAGATTGTCCTAGATTTGTTTGGTGGTTCTGGTTCCACCCTTGTGGCTTGCGAAAAACTTGGGCGCGAATGCCGTATGATGGAACTAGACCCAAAATATTGCGACGTAATTGTAAAACGCTGGCAAGACTTCACAGGCAAGAAAGCGATACTCGAAAGAACAGGGGAAGAATTTGACACACTATGTGCAAGTATTTCCGAAGAAACAGTAATAAAATAGGTGGGTTATATGCCAATATCAAAAGGCGAGAAACAGAAGGCAAAATACAAGCCGGAATCGGTTATTGATGAGAACGTATTCAATGCGCTTTGCAAAGTGCAGTGCACACAGGCAGAAATATGTGACGTGTTGGGGGTTGATGACAAAACACTGACGGCATGGTGTAAAAAGAAATTTGGCAAAGGATTCAAGGGCGTATACGAACAGAAGAGGGCCACAGGAAAGGTATCTTTGCGCCGTATGCAATGGAAAAGCGCTGAAGCGGGAAACCCTGCCATGCAGATTTGGCTAGGGAAGCAGTATCTTGGGCAACGGGACAAATTCCCTGAAGAGGAAGAGGACAAAGTTGCGCAACCAATAAACATAACGCTTATGCCATATGACGCAAGCAAGCCTGACAGTACGCCCGATAGTACCCCAGGCTAGATTTCTGGCCATGCCCCAGAAGTTTCGGGCATACACCGCCGGGTTCGGATCTGGGAAAACTTTCGCGGGCGGCATGGCGTTGTGTATACATCACGCCAAATTCCCAAGAGTTAATTCAGGATATTTCGCCCCAACTTACCCACAAATACGGGATATTTTTTATCCTACCATTGAAGAGGTTGCGCACCTGTTCGGCTTTTCTGTGCAGATTAAAACATCCGACCATGAAGTTCACTACTACAGCGGCGGGGCATATCGAGCGACCACAATCTGCCGGTCACTGGATAAGCCAAGCTCAATTATCGGGTTTAAGATCGGCCATGCGATGATTGACGAATTCGACACAATGAAATTGGAAAACGCCATTTTATCGTGGCGCAAGATCATTGCCCGGATGCGCTATAACCTGCCAGAGCTTAAGAACGGAATCGACGTAACCACCACCCCCGAAGGGTTCCTAGCCACACACAAGCTCTTCGTTGAAGACGTTCTGAAGTCGCCATCCTTGGGCAAAAGCTACGGCCTAATCCAAGCCAGTACCTACGACAACGCCGCGAATCTTCCTGATGACTACATTCCTTCGCTGCTGGAAGCTTACACGCCGGAACTTGTTCTAGCCTATGTCAACGGCCAGTTTGTCAACCTGAAATCCGGCACGGTCTATAGGTACTACAACAGGACAACACACAACAGCATAGAAACGGTACGCCCTAGCGGCGAAAAGCTGATCATCGGCATGGATTTCAATGTACAAAAAATGGCCGCGTGTATATTCGTTGAGCGCGGGGAATCCTGGCACCAAGTAGCAGAACTGAAAGAACTGTTTGATACGCCGGACATGATCCGGGTTTTGAATGAACGATACCCGGCAGCGAAGTTCAGAAGGATTGTGTACCCGGATGCTAGCGGCGGGAGCCGGGATTCAGGCAACGCATCGATTACCGATCTGCATCAGCTGCGGTTGGCCGGGTTTGAGGTTAGATCGCACGCAACTAATCCCTACGTCAAGGATCGAGTGAACGCCGTGAATACCGCCTTTGCCAAGGGAAAATTGTTTGTGAATGCGGCGCTATGCCCGGTGACTGCCGGTTGCCTTGAGAAGCAAGCATACGATGCGAACGGGGAACCAGACAAGAAAAGCGGCTTTGACCATCAGAATGATGCATTTGGCTATCCTGTAGCCTACGAAATGCCTATAATCCAATCTTTAAGAAAAGTCAGTGTGGGAGGTGGCCTGTGAATTTTTTACATCCGCAATATGAAAAGATGCAGCAACGATGGAAGGATGCGCGAGACGCGGCGGATGGTGAATATGAGGTTCACGCGGCGCGCGAAGAGCATTTACCTCGGCTAAACCAGGAAGACGATTCGGCATACAACCTGCGACTAAAAATGACACCCTGGTTCGGTGCAACGTGGCGAACCATCATCGCCCTGCGAGGGATGATATTCCGCAGACCGCCAGACATTGAAGTACCGGACAACATAGAACCGCTGCTGACGGACATTGATAACGCTGGAACGTCGTTTACGTCCTTTGCCCAAAAAGTAGCGCTTGACGATTTGATCGTTGGCCGTGTTGGTGTGCTGGTGGATTATACGCCGGTCGCAGAAGGTGCAACGGTAGCCGACGCGCAGAACGTGGGCGCAAGGCCATATTTTTGCCTGTATGCAACAGAGAATATCTTGAACTGGGAGTATTCCAGCACGGGCGGAAAGCGGCAATTGTCTCTTGTTCGTTTGCGAGAAGACCCGGCAGGGTACCCGGAAGTGGAATTGTGCGCGACTCGATTGTAGTACCGATAGACTGTGCCAGATTTTAGGTTGACAAACTGCCCGTTGACATAAGCTAGGACAAGCTCGGGCGTGTAGGCTTCGAGAAGAGATGGAATATAGTCATCCGGCAGGTTCGCTGCATTGTCGTAGGTGCTGGCTTGAATCAGGCCGTAGTTCTCTCGCAATTCTGGTTTTTTATTGGGTTCCTCGACGAACAGTTTATGTGTCGCTAAAAACCCTTCTGGTGTTGTGGTGATGTCCAAACCGTTACGCAGCCCGTCTTGTTTGTAGCTCATCCGGGCAATGATCTTGCGCCATGCATACAGGGCCTTGTCAAGCGGCATAACGTCAAACTCATCAATCATGCCATCGCCAATCTTGAACCCAACTATTCGCCCAGGATTATCCATTGACCGGCAAATTGTGGTTCCAATTTGCCTTCCTGCGCGGAAATAGTGAACCTCTTTATCGGAAGTCCTTATCTCCACCTTGAGCCCAAAGTTAAACGCCACTTCCTCAATGGTCGGATAGAAAATATCCCGGATGTGCGAGTAGGTAGGGGCAAAATATCCCGAATTGATCCGCCCAAACTTTAGGTGATGGATGCATCGGGCCATGCTCCCGGCGTAGGTCTTGCCGCCACGATACCCAGCCACATACGCGCGGAACTTGTGCGGCATGGACAAGAACCGAGCTTGTGGGATAGTTGCCCTAACCGTTACTTGCGTCATAGGCTTGAATGGTTATGTTAGCGGGTACAAATGGATCATCCTCTCCATGTTGTGCGGCCAGTTCCCTCTTCAGTTTCTCTGCCTGCAATCGCTCTAACTCTGTTGTTCGATCAAGATAACCAAGTATTTTGGCTAGTGACTCTAATGCTTTGTTTTTATCTGGTATTTTGTACTTCATTACCTGCCCTACGCCAACCTCCGCATTGCCCACAGAGACAACATCCAGGCCGTTGATCGCGGCGGCTGCGTCATCGCTTAATTTATGTACAGGCAAAGGATTGCCGTCCTCATCGTACAACGTGCGCACATCGAACAAAGCTAATCGACGCATCTCAATAAGTATGCGTTCTTTCGTGATGTCTGTTTTATCTGTCAAGTCTTTCAAACTTCTTTGTATTTCTGCCTGGATGTACAGTTTTCTTAAGTTCTGGCTAGCAATGGTTGCCGCTGTTTTTTCACTATATCCGGCACGAATAGCAGCAGCGGTTCCATTGAAATCGATCAAATACTCCTCAACGAATCGCCTTTCCTTTGTTGTCAGTTTCTTT